CAGAACTATTAGGTGGTGATAGTGAAGCAACCTTACAAAGGTATCAGTCTATATTCAACGATCCTGAAACTCAAAACTTCTTTATAGACGCTGCTGAAACACAGCAAAAACCTGTTGACCCTACAAAAGAAGAGACGAAAATACAAGAGTCTACAGAAGAGATAGGCGGTAGTTTCATACAGAAGGTTGATGCTGCACCGATGGACATTGTTAATGCAGCAACTGGCGAGATGATTCTAAGTGAGTACTCTGGAGACATAAAGACGTATAATGTTGGTAGGTTAAGGACTGGAGAGGTTAACAGAATCGTTATACCTAATCCAGAATATGATCCTAGTAAAGCTGGCAGATTAGGATATACCGTGCCTCAAAACCTAGAAGTTAATGTAGAGCAAATTAGGGTTTACAATGTAGGAGGAAAAGATGTTATTGGTCTAGTATCGTTAGATTCAAATCTAAATCGACAGCCTGAACTTTACATAGAGGTTGGTAATGTGGCTAATTCAGATATTGAAAACGCATTAAGAACTAATATCAAGAATGCTTACGGTTTAACTTTAGATAATTTCCTTGACGGTAGTTTAGATATGGAGAGTCCCTCATCGCCAAAGATGTTGACATTTACGGAGTGGCAAGTTCAAAATAAAGGTGGCACTTGGTTACAATATACCGATTACGTAAAAGAGTATAAAGCAAATAATTGATTTAAACATGGTACCAGCTACACTCGATGAAAATTTAACAGGTTTATTTCAAACGTATAAAGATCAGGGTTTCTTTAACACTGAGCAGGAATTTTTAGATGTTATTGAAAGCGAAGGTTTAGAAGCTTTATATCCTTCTTTACCTAGCGGTATGTTTAATTCTTCAGAAGAATTTGTAAAAACTTTTGAACCTTCTCTAAAAAAAAAAGACGAAACAGACACTTCTCAATCTGTTTCAACTTTGGAGCAGGAAGATACGGAATCTGTTCAACCTGGAGATCAGCCTCAACAACAAGAGAGTGGTTCTTCGGATTTACTTACACCTCCAGGATTAACTAATTTACAGTTTTTACCTGACTTCATGTTATCCGATGAAGAGGTATTAAAATTACAAAAAGAGCTTGTAGACTCTGATTTAGGGGAGCAGCTACCATTTCAACAGTTGTCTATTGATACTGTTGCTAAAACTTCAAATATTCCTGGAGAGTTAGGTCAAATGATTAGAGGTGAGTATACAACACCTAATGGTGAATCATATAAACCGCTTCCAGGCTTTCTAGGTAAAGTTACAGATATTTTATATTCTTACGGCTTTGGAGATAAAAGAACTCGTCAGGATTTAGAAGATGCTGGTCAATTAGAACCAACGCTTATAGGTTCTTCATATAGATTAGGTAGAGCTCAGGCAGATGCAGTAGGGCCAGGACTAGACATGTGGTTTGCAGGTGAAGAAGCTTCGGATGCTCTAATAAATAGATACATAGCCTCTCAACAAAGGCTTCAGGGTATGCCTACTTATAGCGATCATAGTAATTTTGACAGAATAATGAAGGAGAATGGCGATGGTGTTTGGGGATTTTTAAAAGGTTTATATGAGGAGCCTGAAGTAGCTATAGAAACTCTTATAAGTTCTTACACCGCTATGTTTAATCCTGCGTCAATTAAGGCTGGCGGTACAGTTCTAGGTACTGGATTTGCAATAGGTGCTTATTCTACCCCTATTCCTGATGCAAGGGCTAAATTTGTAGGTGGTGTTCAAGGGGCTAAAATGTCTCTTAAATATGCGTTTGGTGCTGGAAGCATGGTATTAGAAACAGGACTTTCTTTTACTGAATTTATGCAGGAGGAGCTTGATACTAGAGGATTGGATTTTGATACTTACGGGGTAAGGCAGATATTAAGTGATCCTGAAGCTATTGAAAGAATAAGACTTAAGTCAGCAACAAGGGGCGGTATTATAGGTACTGTAGACATGTTTTTTGCTGGTTTAGCTGGTGAATTTGGAACAAAACTATATAAAGCCACGGGAAGGTCTGGATTGGTGCCAATTGTTATAGTTGGTGGAGAAATGGTTGGTGGTGGCACTGGTGAGGCTACCGCATTGGCTGCTACGGGTCAGGAGCTTGACGTTAAAGAAATAGGATTAGAAACTATTGGCGGGATAGGCGGTGCAGTTACTACAACGGTAAGTGCTTTTGCAAAACCACCAAGGGTAACAATAAAAGGTATCGATGTGAGCCAAAAAGCAGCATACGATAAAATTAAAAGTATTCAAACAATTCAAGATTTAGAAGCTTTAGGTGAGATAAATATTGAAAATAGCCCGTATTTAGTTAACTTCTTAGAAGAAACTAAAACTAGATTGCAAATAGAAGATGGCTTACCTGCTGATATTTCTGCAGAGGATAGGAAAACATTAATTGCTTTAGAAACGCAGAGAAAAAAATTATATGGTAGCCCTTTACAAACCAATGTAGATAGAGTTAAGGCTATAGACGCTACGATAAGAGAGATTAACGAAAAGTATATGACTGAGGGTGAAATTCAAGCTGAACAAGCTGGAGGCATACCTATAGTTCAGCAAGAAACCACTACAGAAACATCTCAAACACTAGACGGAGGTACTGAAATTGTAACTGAAGAAACACAAACAGAAAACGTACCTCTATCTGAAATGACTGGCCAACAGCCAGGCCCTATACCTACACCAAAACCTACTCCTGGCCTCAAAGCAAAAATGCAAGATATTGAAAAAAGCCTCAAGGAGGAAGGCATTTATGTTGGCAGGACACAATTTAGTGGTAATTGGTTTACAGAAACTTTTGACAGAATTAGAAAATCGTTATTTAGCGGAAGAGGATTCCTGCCTAAGAGCGTTTTTCTAAGTGAGAAAAATAGAAAAGGTAAAATAAACGAAGAAGTTAAGATAGCTCAACAAAATAATAAAAAGTATGAAAGACTTCTTAAAAAAGAAGTAAAAGCTGGGGGTGATGGCTCAATGATTAACGATGCTTTTTCTGCATTGATAAATGGGAAACCTGTACCGCCTAATGTTTTAAGCCCAGAAATGATGGTATTGGGTAAAAAAATGAGATTTCATATTGATAGATTATCTCAAGAGTTAATGGATACAGGTATATATCTTGACGTACAGGGTAAAATAGGCTCTGTTAAAAAGGCGAGTAAAGATGGATTTGTAGAAATTGAAATACTAAATGACAAAGCAGAAGTAGTAGCCAGAGAACAAAGAAAAGGAAAGCCTGAGGACTTTACTGTTGGTAGCACAATTAAGTATGGATCAAAAGAAAATATTAGGTTAAATCTTGGTGAGTATGTAAATAGAGCTTATAAAATTTACGAGTCAAAGAATTGGAATGAACAAGTTGGCACTGATGTTAAAAACAGAGCTAAAGCATATCTTATGAAGCAGCTGGATGGAACTGCAGCACATAAACTTGCCATACAGAAAGCTAAAGATCAGAATTTAAACTTAACAGATAAAGAAGTTTTAGAGAGATTAGCTTTCCAAGATGTTGAACAGATCTTAGCTTCTGGAGAACTTCCTACAAACTGGTTTAACACTGGTAAAATGGGAACTACAAACAGGGCTATTCTTTCTCAAAGACAAGATCTAGCTCCAGAAATAAGAGCTCTGATGGGGGAATATACTCAACCTATGCAAGCTTACGCTTTATCTATAGTAAAGCAGTCTCAACTAGTAGCTGGAGCAAACTTCCAAGTTAAAGTAAGAGAATCTGGATTGGGTAAATTCTTATTTGAAGAGAATGATCCTGCTACACCAGAAGGATTTACTGCTACGATAGCTGGAGAAGGAAGTAAAACTATGGAATTCTTGGCTGGTCTTAGAACCACGCCAGAGATAGCAGCAGCTTTTGAAAAACAGTTTAATCCTCAAACTATGTCAAAAGCACAGCAAACGTACTATAAAGTGCTAGGGGGTGTTAAATGGGCTAAGACTGTTGGTGACTATGAGGTTCACGCCAGAAACTTTGTAGGAAACTTAGGTTTCGTAATGGCTAACGGTCATGGTGATATTTCACAAATGGCTAATGCGTTTAAGGTTTTAGCTAACGACTTAACCACTATGTCTGATGAAGAGTTAAATCTTAAGATGCAGAAGTATGTAAGCTTAAATTTAATTAGTGCTGACGCTTCTTTAGGTGAGATAAAGAATTTATTCCAAAATGAAAATTGGGAGGCGTATATAGAAGGTGTTATGCAGAATCAACAGAAAAAAGGATTCTGGAATAATGTTAAAGATTACGCTGGCAAGCCATTTAACGGTGTGTACGGTTTTATGAATGATGTTTATGGGGGTACTGATAACTTCTTTAAGATATACGCTTACGAAAACGAAGTAGCTAGATATTCTGATGCTATATACGGAGTACGTTATGATCAACTTAGTACGCAACAACAAGCTGAAGTAGATGGGATGGTTAGCGAAATAGTGCTTAATACATACCCTACATATGATAGGATACCACAATTAGTAAAAAACATTAGTAAAAACTGGATGGTTGGTACATTCGTAGCTTTCCAGGCAGAATCTTATCGAAATGCATTTAACATAGTTAATCAAGCCAAACAAGAATTAGCCTCTGATAATCCTAAAATAAGAGCTATTGGAGCAAAAAGAATGGCGGGTATAGCTGGGTATATCGGTGTTAAAGGATCTATTCAAAGTTCAGCTGTTGGTGGTGGAGTAACAGGTATGGCGGCAATACCAGGTATGATAGCTTCTGCTGTTGGTGGTGGGTCTGATCAGAGTGAGGAGAATAGAAAGCTTAGGTCGTCTATGGATGATTTCCTTCCTTCATGGACTAGAAATCACCAGCTTAAAATTCATCAAGCTAGTGATGGTAAAATTATAGTTCAAGATATGACTTCTGCTGATGGTCTTGGAGGTATAGATGCCATCTTTGAAGCGGTTATGTCTGCAGATAGCCCTAAAAATTCGTTTATCGATGGTTTATTAGAAATAGCTGGTACGTTTGGTCAGCAAGATATTATGTTTAAGAGATTAGAGGAGATTAGGCAAGGTAAGTCATGGGAGGAAGCCGATACTAACGAAGCTAACGCAATGGCTACTGCGGCATTTTTTGCCACTATACTTGAACCTGGTTCGGTAGCAAGGATAAGAAGTTCTTTCTTTAAGGAATCAGAAAACTACATGAAAGCGGGAGCTTCTGCTGGAGAATTCTGGGAGGTGCTTTCTGGAATGAAAACCTATGAGATAGATGTTCTAGAGAGCATGAAATTTAGAATGTTCGATCAGAAAGAATATTTCCAGTCTGCCTTTAGACTTAGAGATAGAGACATGTATGCTGGGGAACCTAGAGAGTCACAACTTAAGAGGTCAGTAGAAGCTATGAAACCAGCAATAAAACAATTAAGTAGACTTTATTATAATGCACAACAATTTGGTGTTTCCGAAACAGATGCATATAACACAATTTATAAATACGCTTTCCCACAAGGCATGAAAAAAGCTAGAAAAGATCAAATTATGCAGATTATTGAAGGAGATTTACCGATTGCTGTTATAGATCTTGCTCAATGGGATTATGATGAAATAGAACAATTAGAAAATGAGTGATAAAAAGAAAATTAAAGACACTAAGCTAGGTGCTTGGTTGTCAGAGAAAGCACCGCAAGTGCTTGGAGTAGTAGGAGATTTATTACCTGATAGCGGAGGCTTAGGTGTGGTAAAGAACCTTATTAGTAATGATGATAGTGTTGACTCGGAGGAAGCTCAACGCATGATTGACGCAGAGGTTAGATTCCAAGAGAACGTCACAGAGCGTTGGAAGGCCGATATGGGTAGTGATGTTAAGTTAGCTAAATTAATTCGTCCAGTGACTCTTATATGTCTTATGGGTATGTTTATGGTTACTATGATGATTGATAGCATGGACAATGTAGCATTCAATGTTAAGGACTCTTATGTGTCTTTATTAGAGCTGCTAATGCTGACCGCTTTTGGTGCGTACTTTGCTGGTAGAACTATAGAAAAAAAGGCTAAAAAATAAATGAGGGTAAAAAGAAGAAATAGGAATCTTCTTAAAAATTTTACTGGATACACTCCAATAAAAAAATATTCTCATGGAGGTTTGTATCATGATGATGATGGTAACCCTGTTGATAAAGATGGAAAACCTTTACCTTCAAACATACCCCTAGGTGTCACGCAGCAGCAGCCTGACGTTACTAGAGTTGATGTACCAGGTCTTCAACAACCAGGCATTCAATTACTTAAAGAAGAACCTTTTGATCTTCTTGCAGAGCAGTTGAAGCAATATGTTAGATTAGGCAGAATTCAAGAACTTAAAGAACAAACAGAGGAAGGTATAGTAGATCCTGAGTATGCTAGATTATTACAAGAAGAACAAGATTATCAGGCAAAATATGAAAGTTTATACCCAGAAGATAGGCTTACTCAAGGGTACCCACAGATTAGTCCAGACTTAAGGTGGATGTTCCCACAGGGGATGACACAAGCACAAATAAATAAATATGTTGCTGAAAACCCTCTTTCAAACCCTTTGGGACAAATAGGTACGGGTTTAGCAGCTGCTACTGGTCTTAGATCATTAAGGGCAGTTATTCCTGGTACAGAGCATATAGTAGGTGGAGTAACTTTAGGTGATGCTTTAAACGCTTATCTTTTAAAAGAAGGTATACAAGGAGGGATTGAAGATATACCAGAGTTTATAGATGATCCTAGCTTGCAAGGTGCACGGAATATAGCTTGGGATGTTATAGAAGCAGCACCTGGAATTGCAGCATTAGAAAAAAATGTCTTAGCTCCTTTCCTTAAAGGTTATAAGCGTTCTAGAGATTTAAGATTTGCTAAAGGCAGGGGTGAAGTACCTAAAGAATTTGCAGGTTCTGACATTGTTACAATTCCAGGAGGAACTTCTCCCATGACTTTACCTGCACCAGCGACGGATCGACTTATTAGTTCAGCTGTTGGTGCTACGCAGCCTATTGTATCACCACAAGGAGTGTATGATTATGGGATTTCTGAAATTGATAATATTGCAGGAGCTGCAAATGATATAATTTCTTCTTCATATGCACAGGGGCTCAGTGAATCAGCTACATCGGGTAGTGACGAACTTATAAGTAATATAAGAGACGCTGTAAAATCAAATACATCTTATGGTATTATAGACCCAGCTTCAGTGTTGCCAGATCAGATTATGTTTGAAAATTTCCCTCAAGCGGGTAGAAATGAAATAGCTGATGTAATTGATCAAACAATTTTTGAGACTTCAGGATTTGATGCATTGTCACCAGATTTAGAGGAATTACTCATGGGTGTTTCTAACGTATTGAGAGATCCTGGCAGTCTTGTTAGGTCTCTAGGTTATAAACCAGAAATAGCTGGTGGATGGAAGTTGGCTGCTGGATCCAATCCAAATTCATTTTTGTACTCACCACCAAGTGGTGGAGGTCATGTAAGTGCTAGTAAAATTCAATTGCCTAATAGAAGCGTTTGGGATTTGGGGATTATGCCTTCTTCTAGTAAAAGAGTTGGTCCTAAAAAAAATATGCAGCTTATAGCAGAGCTTACAGATCAAATACCCATAGGTGAAACTTGGGGGATTATTAGTGCAAGTGTAGATGCATATCCACTACTTGTTAACGCTTCTACTAGAGATAGAATTCAAATAGCAAAAGCTGGAAGTGACCCAATTTATGTAGATGATGTTAATACAACACTAACTGAATTAAATCAAGGGGATAATATAATTCATTACCGACCTTTAAATGGTTTTGGCCAAGGTAATTTTCCTACACTTACCGCAGAAGAAACTGATTTTTTAATAAACTCAGGTAAATATTTAGGAGTTAGAGATTCTAATGTGCAGGTGCTGAGTGAAGCCGATAGAGCTGCCGCTAAAGATCGTATGGATGGTGTTTTAGGTAAAGTAAACGCATACCTTAATAAAAAGGGATTTCCTGACGCTAAAGTCAGCGACGATTTTGAGATACTATTACCTTATCCAGAATTAGTAGCCACTAGGCCTAGAAAGCCAGGCGAAGTTCTAAGAAGAGGCGGTTATATAACTAAAAAGAAACGTAAAAAAGGGTATTCAGTTAAGAGGTAGCTTCTTCAAACTTCTTTTTAATCTCATCTCTAGCTAACACTAGTTTTGTTATTTGACTTTCAAGTAGAGATATTTTTTGATTTATGTCATAATCAGCAAGAACATCTGTAACAGCTATTTTAGCTATGTCGTATAATTCTTTATAGCCATCCCAATGTTGTATATAATTATCATGATTTTGTAAATAATGATAAACAACAGATCTATCCCTAAGAAGAACTTCGGCTATTTCATAATTATTGCAATACGGCTTCATTGCCATAGCTATAGCCATTCTTTTCTGCACAGTTCTTTGTAATCTACTTTTGCCTGGCCTAAATCCTAGAGCGTCAAAAGCTCGTTCCGCTGCTAGCGAAACAACATCCTTTCTTTTCATTTAATTAATTTTAGTATGCGTGTATATCTGACTCTTTAGCCATTTCTCTAATCAAGTCTATCTCATTATTAGCCCATTCTCTAAATGCTTTTATATTAGATAAAACTTCATTGTATTCTACAATTGCTTCTGTACCTTTCTCGTTGTGTAATGATTCATAAAGCATGTCAGTCGCCTTGTGGATCCTTTCACAAGCATCAAAGTACGTCTGACTTACTATTTTATTACTCATTACTCATAGATTTTTTTATTTCAGATATAGCTTGATCAACTTGCTGTCGATTCTTTGCTAAATATACGTCATAATTTAGATTATTATCCATGATATGTTTCAAAAATATTTTCCACCTCATTGGGAAATCATGATGAGACGGTAAATATCCTTTAGTTTCGATAATCCAGCTGTGATTTTTACATACAAAATCAGGTGTGTACCTTATGGGTTGCTGAATACTATTAGAACGATCAGACATATCTTTTCGTTTAGCGGTCATTTTGAAATACTTGTTTTCAAATCTAAACTTATCCATAAGAAGAAACTCCTTTTCTTCATACAAAAAAGGTATCCCAGATTCACGCAATCTATCAGAACAATACTTCTCTATCGAAGACTTAAATTTTCCTAGATGTTTTTTTTTGGATGAGGATCTTTTTCTCTTAAGTTTTTTCTTCATTATAACGAAGTTACACCCAAGATTATATATCAGTCAAGATTTTCACAACTTTAAATCAGAAAAATTTATAATGTTTTGTTTATCCTCTTGATAATCAATAGGTTTAAATAAAGCTTTTCTAGATAGCCAGCAGTTAAATCCAGTATGAGATAGGTTCATAACCATTCTAAATGGATCCTCAATAGGTGTAGGTTGCCCGCCTGTTTCAGTTTCACGAACTTTACGCACATGTAACTCGCTCATTTTGCGTATACTATGATCAGGTGATTGAATCTTTCGATGAAGTGTAAGAAAACAATCAGCACGGTTAACAAACTTACCGCCTCCCTCAGTGTCTTCAGCATAGGGAGCAACAGGAAGTCCATCATCGCCCTTTCGTCTTTGTGCTTCGGTTACAGCATGCATATTAAGCCACACAGCCACATTGTTTGTTTTAGCATACGTAAGGAACTCACTAGCAGCTTCATAGTGGTATTCATGTGAACTAATCCTTGAAGTGTTTATTTCTATCTTAAGACTATTGTATGGATCAATAAACACAGCATCTATTTCTGTTTGTCTTTGAATTTTCTCTATAAATAAAATTAAATCAGAATAACTATAAACTTGATTGTTATTTATTATAGTAAAGTGATCTTGAATCCATTTATATGCATGCTTCCTTTCAGCGTAAGTCATGTCTTGGATTTTCTTATCCTTAGCAAACTGCATTAATTGCATTTTAATCGATGCGGTTCTATTCTCTGAAGAATATATAATCCATCTCCAGTCGTGCCTTCTAACTGAATTAGCTATTAAGTATAAAGCTGTTGTTGTTTTACCTACGTTAGAATGTCCATTTATAATAACAAATTCCCTTTTATATCTAAAGTACTCATCTAATAAAGAGTCGCCAGTATCTAATCCAATTTCAATCTTGCCTTGAGAGTAATCATCAATCCATCTAAAATCCTCATCGTCTGATGATATAAATGACATGTCACCATCGTTAATAAGCATTTCACGCTTTGCTTGCTTTTCTTCGTCAATAACCTCACGGATAGGCATGTTCTTTCCGTTCTGCATCATGTCTACTATTGTGGACATGGCTTGATCTTCAGAATCTAAATCCCTCTTGCATATTTCACGGAACAATACCCTAACCGCTTCCTCCTCCTCCATACGTCCAGCTGCGATATATCCACCACATAGTCTAGATGCTTTTACAAGAGCTCTGTGTTTTTCTCCTTCCTCTGCATTACGGATTATACGTGCAGCTAAATTTAGCTTCATATAATCTGTGTACTTGTAAGATTCGTTGACGGGTGTTTGAGCTTCCGCCATTTCGCTCGTAAAGGCCCCAAACTTTTTTGATTCGTCCTTAATTATAATATCAGGATCATATGATTCAAAGCATGCACGAGATTCATTTATTCCTGACTCATCTATCTCTAAGCAATACTGCTTTTGAAAATAAGTTTTTAACGCTCTAAAATGATCTCTGTGTCTTTCAGGATTTGTTATTTGAACTAATGCTTTTACTCCATCTCCACTAGGTGAGGTCCAGCAAGAATAAACATATTCATCTGTAGCTATAGCTGTTTTTACAGCATCTACATCCACATGATCAAAGTCAAGGATTATATATCCTGAGTGTTCAAATAAAGCGTCATCGTTTCTAGATGAAAACTCCCCACTGAAACAAACAATAGGGAGTTCTTTTTTTTTAGGTTTATCGCCTTCTCTAATCTTCTTGATAAGTGACTTTGACTTCCCCTTTTGAATACGTTGAAGTGCTGTTGACATTTCCACGTGATAGGGATTCTTCGTATCCTTTATACTTTTGAATATAGTTATTTTCATTTTCCTTTGCGATCATTAAAAGGATTAAATAGCCAGCTAGATCCATTATTGTATCTTCCGTCTCATCGTTAACTCCTTTGTTTTCTATTCTTTTTAATTTATCGTCAATCCTTATTTTGATAGACTCTATAGAGGTTAGATGAGAGAATATATTTGCAGGGTTAAGTGCTGAATCACCATAAGATTCATTTTTATCGAGAAGTAACTTTTTAAGTTCGTCGCACTTTTTTTTCAGCTTGTCTTTTGTGTTCATCTAATGTTATTTGTGATCTTGATAACTCTACAACATCTAATATCTCACGTACAATTACTTCTTTGTTTTTTGCTTTAGGGGTAAAAAATTTTTCTACAAAGCGTCGCATGTTTCTGAAATCGTATCGCATGATATCAGATGGTGTGTCGTAAACAGTAACAATCCATTCTCTATGCTCGTGTACAACCTTCCGTTTTTTGAAGGCGACACGAACATAAGAATGTTTGATCATCGGTTTATCAGAACGGCATGTCATCCGTTACTGCCTCAGTTTTAGCTTGCTTTGCAGCTCGCTTTTCCTTAGCGGCTTCACTATTTGGATCCCAAACTGAACAGCATGGCTTTCCGTTTTTAGACATAAACATCTTCAGGTAGATGTTACCACCTTTACCTTCGCTGTCACGCTGTGTTGCGTATTTGTCAATCATCTCTCTAAGATCTGTATCCTTAAAAGAAACCGACCAGCTAGAAAGTTCCCCTTCGTAAAAACGAGGTTCTTCTGCGTACCCTACGAGTACTGAATCATACTTAGTATCACTCATGATAAAATAATTTATAAATTAAAAAATATAATTGAAGACAAACGATTTGCCTTTACAATTCTAAACAATAAACTCCGCATAACTTTCATTAGTTGGAGATCCTTCCTTCAGCCATTTATTAATATTTGCAACGGCTTCCATGAATTTCATTTCACCTTTGAATAAAGTTTCCTCTGAACACTTTACAAGGGCTGGGTAAAAAGGGTATGCCTTTTCTTGCACAACCCAGTAGTAATCCTTAATACCAAATACTTTTGTATATATGTATGCTTGAATATCATAACTCCAGCTATTCACATCATAACGAAACTTATGTACACTACGTGCACTTTTGCTATCTGTTATGAATCCATCACCTAAACAATCAAGAAAACCTTTAACAGGTATTCCGTCAATTTCTTCATTGAATTCTACCTGGTACTCACCCTTTAAATAAGTGTTAAGCAACCCACAAGCATCTAATCTTTCAATCATCTCATTCGCTTTCTTCCAGTCCTCCGCACTAACCATCGTCTTGTCCGCATTCTTTTTAGAATTTTCTTCCTTCCATTCTTTGTATCGCTTTGTATTTCTAGGATACTTACCGCCAATATCAGCAACGATATCAGCATCATCAAGAACGTAATATATTTCATTTGCTTTATCTTTTTCAAATAACAACATATCGTAAAGACTACCAAACACTAAAGCGTCTGATTCTTTTTCTAGTTGTCCTCTCATGTACATCTCCCATAAACGCATATCTCCTAGGGCGTATTTTATAGAGGAGTAAGAAAGATGCCCCTTACCTACTTTTTCAGTTAATTGTTCTCTTAAAGTCATTTATTATTTCTTTTAATTGGTTTATATTATCAAATTGTTTTAGTCTATTGAATCCATAAAATCCAGACTTAACACCTCTAGATCTAAGACGTTCATCTATAATAAGTTCATCGTCTTGATATGTGTTTAGCGTATCTGCCGAAGCTATTCCACATACATATACCCATTTCTTTTTCCATAGTATGCATATAATCTCAGGATGTATGCTACGTTTTCTTACAAGCGGGAATACACCAAAGTTTACAGTCTTAACTCCTACATTTAAACCTACGTCTGCTAGGTCGGGGATATTGTAATTTTTAGATATTCCAACAGTCCAATTCACAATACCTTGAGTGTTAATTAATTTTTCTAAAGCTAATTCACCAGCCGTACCAGTATAAAATCTTTTGTACATAGACTTATAGTCACGTTTATAATGTGATTCTTTTTCTTTATGTTCGATTACACGCTCACAAAACTCATCTATACGTCGAACTTCATGATCGTCCAATTCAACTAGAGTGAATCCCCCAGAGTATGGCATTACGCTACGTTTATATGTCTTGGACATTTGCTGAATCTTTTATCATCTGCCTTAAAATTTTTTGTCTTGGTTTTATCCAGTCTTTAGTTCCTTTCTTTCTTATTTTCATGGATCTTGCAGAAAGGTATGCTTGATTACCATTGCTTGTTGTGATTAAATAAACACCGCTAGTTATTTCATGAGATAAATCTACGTTCCATCTCACAAACTTTTCCATATTTCTATACTTAGTTAACTGAGATCTGTGAGTTTTAGCACAATTGCATATATTTTTATGATTACATCGTTTGTATTTATTTTTAACTAAATACCCTACACCGCCTTTATCTTTTATGTAGTTAAACCACCAAAGTGTATCGTACAAACTTTTTGATCCCTGTGATTTGCTTTTCTGTAAGCTGATCTCCATATTTTGTTGTAATCTGATCAAATGCTTTGCGTTTATCTGTAGATGATTTGATATAAGCTATGGCTTTATCCATGATATTCTCTACTGGCTTTGCAGGACTTGATGATAGTGATTCAGACTCTTGTTTGGCTATAGCATCTGTTACCTCATTAGCTGAAGCAATAGATGTATCTATACCTATACCCATCATAGCAAGGGCTCTACCTATAGCTGATGTTTCGCAGTTCTCTACGTAGCTTGTCTTGTTAATATGACTAGCTGAACGCTCTTCATGAGCATGACCAGTAGCGATCACACGCTGATTTACGTCAGCTATGATACATTTACAGACGCACATTTCTGAATCTAGAGCGGTAAACTCTGTAGATATAGTCCAGTTCTTGTACTCATCCTCCTGACGGAAGAACTTAATACGTTCGTTTACTTCGACGTATTGCTTGCCACGTATGTTCGTGGTCTTGAATTTATAATTTGACATGTATTAAATTAAATTAGGGTTTACAAATATATAGGTTATTAACTTGAGTTGCAAGTTTTGTGAATTAAAATCCAAAGTTTTTACATGTGTCGTACACGTTTGACATTCTGTTTACTAGCTTGTGGTTGGTTACGCTAGAGTCCCACCTAGCAGCCTCATATTCTTTCACGAATAGCTTG